CATTGAACACTCTCGAAAGGAAACTACCTTAAATGGCTAGTGGAATTACAGGAACAGGCAATTTAGCTGCCGCACCTACAGCGTACTCAGGTACAAACACCCAATTGACTCAAGCGATTCAGACAATCTGGTCCAAGGAAATCTTGTTCCAGGCTATGCCTATCCTTCGCTTTGAGCAATTTGCAGTAAAGAAGACAGAGCTCGGAGTAGCTCCTGGTCTTCAGATCAACTTCATGCGTTACAACAACCTCGGATTCGCTTCACCTCTCGTTGAAGGTGTCCGTATGCAGACTAACGCTCTTACCGCTCAACAGTTCTCAATCACAGTAGCTGAGCATGGTTATGCTCTTGCTGTTTCTGAGCTTCTTTTGAACGCTTCATTCGATGACGTTATGGCTTCTGCTTCACGTCTTCTCGGTCGTAACATGGCTGTTTACATCGATCAGCTTTCACGCGACACACTCTATGCAGCTTCTTCAACACTTTACGGTGAAGATCGCTCATCTATCTCTTCAGCAGTTAACAACTGGTACGGATACGGCACCTTTGCTGCAAACCGTGCAGCGATGACAGGTTCAAGCTACTTGACACCTCACGTTATCAAGGACACAGTTGAGACCCTTGCTACCAAGAACATCCCAAGGTTGGGAGAGACCTACGTCTGCTTCGTTCACCCACACCAATCACGTACACTTCGTGACAACCCTGAGTTCATCGAAGTAACAAAGTACGCTGCTCCTGGTAACTTCATGCTTGGTGAAATTGGTCGCCTCTATGACGTAGTATTCATCGAAACAACACAGGTTCTTCACGTTCCTGGTGGTGCTGGTGCAAACTACACAGCAGACTCAACAGTTGCTAACCCAGTTGTTGTTCCTGGCGGCGGTTACACAACACCTAACACCCTCACAGGTAATGGCGGATCAGATCGCTATTCAGCTATTATGATCGGTGACAACGCATTTGGTCACGCTATCTCACTTCCAGTCGAGCTCCGCGATGGCGGTATCTTGGACTTCGGCCGTGAGCACGCTCTTGCTTGGTACTCAATCTTCGGCCTCGGTCTAATTACTGACCAGAGCGTCGTAGTAATTGAAACAAATTAAGAAACCCCTTACAACTTAATATTGCTTAAAGGGCGGGGACTTAAAATCCCCGCCTTATCTAATCGAGACATTAATTAGGAGAAATATAATGGCAAATGCAAAACCCACAGATGTAACGGGCCGTGTTCGTGAAAAGATGCTAAAAGAGAGCATTGAAGCACAACAGGAACGTGCAGCTGAGATGTCTATGGTGACAGCTCAAGCAAAGGTTCAATTAGAGACCGAAGTTATTGACGCAACTAAACCTAACCGCGCTACAGTTATTGTAGATGACCCCGTTACAGTAGGGTCAGAAGACGATGCTAGTGTAGAAATCCGCGTGATCCAAGACCTTGAAAACATGACTCTTGGTAAAGGAAATAGCTACAGCTTTAAAGCTGGTGTCAAGTATAAAGTTACAAAACACGTTGCTCAGCACCTTAAAGAAAAAGGCTACTTAGCGGGCGTTATCTAAGACATTCTTAGCGAAGTGGGCGCGTCTTTATTGGCGCGCTCTTTTCGTTTGTACAGACTTTTTTGCAAAATTCCGACATCATAGTACCTATAGAGCTTAAGGAGTTTTGGTGGCCGTATTATCAGATTTGATTTCACGAGTTCGCTTGGAGATAGGCGACCAACCAGCACAGTTTAGCTTCACAGCTACTGGTGATGGCACTACTACAGTTTTTCCTCTTGGAAAGTATCCTGTAGATCCAGCCACACTTTATGTAACAATTGATAACAACCCTCTGGCAAATCCAACAGATTACACATTACAACAAAATACTGGAATTATTACTTTTAATGTGGCACCCTACACTGGAGGTCCGATTGCGGTATCTGGAACTAATTACCGCTATTTTACAGATGATGATATTACTACCTTTGTAAATGATGCTGTTACTGAGCACACATATAACCGAACAGACGCATATGGATCTTTGGTAACAATAAGCACAATTCCCCCAGTAGAAGAGTACCCCGTTGCAATTCTTGCATCTATTGAGGCGCTTTGGGCTCTTGCCACTGATACTGCTTTTGATATTAATATTACCGCTCCAGATGGCGTGGTAATACCAAGAGCACAGCGCTACCAGCAGTTAACTGACATTATTCAGAGACGCTGGGACCAGTATCGAATGCTCTGCTCACAGCTCAATGTTGGCCTATGGCGCATAGAGATGGGCACACTCATTCGCACTTCACGCACAACTAATAAGTTTGTTCCTATTTATATGGGTCAAGAAGTAGACGATGCTCGTATGCCAGAGCGCGTTTACATTAATAATGACCTAACTGGTCGCAATGCGCAACCCCCTTACGCGTCAATTTATGACCTTGTTATCTATCAAGGAGACTCTTTTTCAGTTGAGTTTGATTTCCCATTTAATGTAACTGGCTACACAATTTCGGCTCAAATCCGTACATATCCTAACTCACCATCACTGTATGCAACATTTACACCCACAATAATTTCTACAAGTTCTACTTTAAGCAGAGTTCAGTTAGCTTTAACGAAACAGCAAACAGCCTATTTACCTGTGCGAGGTTTCTGGGATTTGCAAATGACCTCTAATACAGACTCTAGCTATGAGCATACCTACATTCGTGGGCAGGTGTTCACCATACAGCAGGTGACACTTGACTAATTGCGGTTGCGGTAATAACTGGGGCCCTGGGTGCACCTGCTCAAGCCCTATAATTGTCGTACCACAAACTAGTAATCCAGTCACTATAACTTCGCCCACACCTTCCTCGATATCAGTAATCCCAGGCGCTCCAACAGTAATAGCCGCCCCTAATCCCCCAGCACCAGTTCAAGCAACGCAAGCTATAAACGTTATACCTCAACCTGGAACAAACGTTTATGCAGTAGCTGGTGTTCAAGGCATACAAGGTTCCGCGGATAAATACTCTGCACTTATATTTACTGGAGGATCTATAAGCCCAAATATACATAGCGGTATTGTTACATCTGACTCTTCTGGAGCTCAAGGCCTAGCGTACACAGTAGGAGATACTATTATCGGTGTTTCTCAAAATGTGTATGGTTTGGCATTTTATGGAATAATCACAAACTATAACCCAGAAAATGGGGTAATGGGCATCTCCTTTACCGCGGTAACGGGAAGTGGAGCTGATGATTATTGGTACATAAATCCGAGCGGAGCTGCAGGACTTCAGGGACCCGCAGGTGTTCAAGGACCTGCTGGCAGTGGAGCTCAAGGAGTACAAGGTATACAAGGCGTTCAAGGAACAACACCAAAGACTTCTTATGTGTATACACAAGGCTCACCATCAACGGTGTGGACAATTAATCATAATTTAAATTTTTACCCTAACCTTACAATTGAAGATTCCGCTGGTAGTATTGTTGAAGGAGAAGTAGCTTATTTAAGCCTAAATTCACTACAAGTAACCTTCTCAGGCGGATTCTCTGGCACAGCGTACCTATCTTAAGGAGACAGTAGACAATGGCACGTATTTTTCTTACTGGTATTGATTTAAAGCAAAACCAGTTACTGAATCCTGTAATTCAGAACCTCTCTACCGCCCCATCCTCACCTTCACTTGGTCAGGTCTATTATGACACTACTCTTAACTACCTTAGGACTTGGAACGGAACTGCGTGGTTAAACGCTAGCCAAGGAACAACAGGTACAACAGGCGCCCAGGGAACCCAAGGCATCCAAGGTACCACAGGCCTGCAGGGAACTACAGGTACCCAGGGAACTTCTGGAACAAACGGTACCCAAGGAACAACTGGTACTCAAGGCACACAGGGAACCCAGGGAACTCAAGGAGTTCAGGGAAGGTCTCACCTTAACGTAACCTCTGCTACATCTACCACAATTGGCACAGGATCTAAAGCATTTACAGTAACTAACTCTGGCGATTTTAACGTTGGTGAATATGTAATTGTAACTAACACAGGTACGCCTTCTAACTTTATGCTGGGTCAAATTACCGCGCTTACATTAGACAGTAGCATTACTGTTAACGTTACAAACACAGGCGGCTCTGGAACATTTGCAGCGTGGACTTTTGCTACTAGCGGTCTACAAGGAATCCAGGGCACTACAGGATCACAAGGCACTACTGGAACACAAGGAACAAACGGAACTAACGGAACACAGGGAACTACTGGCTCACAGGGCACAACTGGAGCAACAGGTAGCCAAGGCACAACTGGTACTACAGGCTCACAAGGTACAACAGGAACCACAGGATCTCAAGGTACAACTGGAGCGCAAGGAACCACAGGCGCCACTGGTGCTCAAGGAACTCAAGGCACACAGGGTATTCAAGGAACGACTGGATCACAAGGTTTACAAGGTACCGCCGGTAACGTTTATCAGACATCCTCAACAACCTCAATGACCATTAGCGGTACTGGTACTCAAACCTTTACTGTAGGAACTTACCTGTCTTACTCTGTTGGACAGTCAGTAATTGTTGCAAACAGTATCTCTAACTTAATGTACGGTAACGTTACTGCCTACACACCTGCAACAGGCAGCATGACCATAAACGTCACAGGCAGCGTTGGCTCTGGAACATTCACATCATGGACAGTTAACCTTGATGGTGCTGTCGGTATCCAAGGACCTTCAGGTATTCAAGGTACTACAGGTGCTCAAGGTACTGTTGGAACACAAGGCGCAACTGGTACACAGGGAACCGTTGGTACTCAGGGTACTACTGGAACCACTGGCTCACAAGGAACTCAAGGTTTACAAGGACTCCAAGGTAACCAAGGTACACAGGGTGTTCAAGGTCTTCAGGGCTCTCAAGCTTCAGTTACTCAGGGCTCGGGTATTCTTGTAAGCGCAGGTGTTGTCTCAGTTGATACAACCTTAGTTGCTGAAAAGTATCGTGTTAACTACGGCGGACTTTCTGCTAACGGTACACAGGTTGTTAACCACGGACTTAACACCTTCTACACAACAGAAAACGTATACGACCCCACAAGTCTTGTTGAGTACTTTGTTGATGTTACTCACACAGACGCTAACCACACTACCTTCTCTTGGATTACTGCACCACCAAACGGTGCATTGCAATTTGTAATATCTGGCTAATAATTAGGAGTAATTCATGTCTCGTAAGTTTTTGGTACCAGTAGGGCTGCCTGCTTATCCCAGCGACCCTACTGGAACTTTTAGTTCTGGAGATACCTACTTCAACACAGGAATCCAGGGCGTAAAAACCTACAATGGAACCTCGTGGATCACCTCTGGAGGCGCTCAGGGTGTTCAAGGAACCACGGGAACCACAGGTGCTGGTGGTGCTCTTGCCTACTATGGCTCTTTTTATGACACCACAACTCAAACTGCCTCAAGTACAACTACTGCGTACGTAGTCAACATCGGGTCACAGTTTGAGGCAAACGGAGTAAGCATTGTTAGCGGTAACCAGTTAACTTTTTCCCACGCTGGAACCTACAACATCCAGTACTCGTTTCAATTCAATAACTCTGACGTTAACTCAGATAACGTTGATGTTTGGATTCGTAAAAACGGAACAGACGTAGCCGACTCTAACTCAATTTATAACGTCCCAGGCACTTCTCATGGTGGAGCGGGCGCTTTAATTGCAGCAGTTAACTATGTTATTACATTAAACGCTGGAGATTATATTCAGTTTGCTTGGGCGGTCTCTAGCACCACTATCAGTATTGCAACAAGTGGTGCTCAAACAGGGCCAACAGTCCCTATTACTCCAGGAGTTATTGTTACCGCCACTCAGGTTATGTACACAGTACAGGGCACTCAAGGAACAACCGGTTCTACAGGCGCTACTGGAA